GTTCTTGGCGGCTTCGACACGTCCATTGGTGACTTCGCGGTCACCGGTGACCTGACGGTCTACTTCGCAAACGTGGCGGCCGTCGAAGCTGTCCGTGCCAACGCGGACGTGACGCTCGACTACCACCTTGTCGCGGAGAACGCTGGCATCTCGGTAGACATCCCGCTGATCGCCCTGGGCAATGCCCAAGTGGATATCCAGGCTGGTACGTCAATCAAGTTGCCACTGTCCGCTGAAGCCGCTACGGCCGAAAGCATCGACACGAACCTGAACCACACGCTACTGATCGTGTTCTTTGACTACCTACCAAACGCAGCTGGTTAATCCCAAAACTCAACACTCAATAAGGAGAGTATGTATGAGTCTCAAGACGCAATTTAAGACGGACGAGAGCCTTGAAGTTAAGGGTGTCGTTATCCAGTATGGCAGCAGCCGAGTACGCATCGCTCGCGCCGGTGGCGCGAACCTTGCGTACAAGAAGAATCTCGAAAAGGAGATGAAGCCTCACCGCCGGGCGCTCGCTGCCAATGTCATGGAGAACGAACAAGCACTCCCTATCCTCCAACGTGTGTTCGCAAAACACATCGTTGTGGACTGGAACGAAGAGTGCCTTGTTGACGGCAAGCGGGTATGGGTCCGCGGTATCAACCCGGACGACGCAGGCCAGGGTAAAGTGGAGCCGGAGGAACTCGCCGAGAGTCTTCTTCCTCTCACGCCTGAGAACGTGCTGCTGGTATTCGCTGAGCTTCCCGAGCTCTACGCTGACCTCCAAGAGCAGGCGAACGGTCACGCGCTGTTCCGCGAAGAGGTCAACGAAGAGGCCGCGGGAAACTAACGGCGGTCCTTCTTTACACGCTGGACCATCCCGTCAAGACAGAACGTGCGATGCTTGTCCGCTGCTACCGGCACGGGATGCAGGTACCCGACAAGATCGCCAATGCCCCTGTGCTCGCTATGGGCATGGAGCTTTACTACAACGCTTATATTGAGCTTTCAACGTGCAGGCCATCAGGCTGGGGCGCTTCTCCGATCCCGTGGTCGGCCATTTCAGACTATGGCCGAACCTTCGAGTTCGATGAAGAGCAGTTTGACGACCTCTTCTTCTTTGTTCGCGCCCTCGACAGTGCATTTCTTGACTACCATAAGGAGAAGTCGGAGCAGGGGAAAGGCTAGTTGCTATGGGTACGATGGCACAATTCAGTCGGCGGATGAACAAGCGAGCAGGTTCGGTGTCTTTTCAAGTGCGCAAGTTGGTCCTGAAGACGGCTCTCCTGGTGGACCAGGTTCTTGTTCTGTCCACACCTGTTGATACGGGTGTTGCTCGCTCCAACTGGTTACCTTCGCTGGACGGCTCCCGTCGCGAGGTCATCCCGGCCTACTCACCATACCCGCAGTTCAGGGACCCAACCAAGTTCGGGGAACAAACCAATGCCCGCGGTGCGATGGACGCCGCGCGTCTGGTCGTGGCGGCACGAACGTCCAGTGATCAGGACATCTACTTCACGAACAACGTCCCATACATCGCGGAGTTGAATAACGGCAAGTCGTCTCAAGCGCCCGCAGCTTTTGTTCAGATGGCTGTTGAGTCAGCTGCTGCTGCCATCCGCCAAAGTGCTGGCACGATTGTTAAGGAGAACCTCTAAGGGATGGCTACTGAACGCATCACAATCGTGGTTCAAGAGCGTGGTACTCGCATCGTCAATCGCCGTCTGAAACAGACGGCCGACGCTGCCAGTGTAGCCACGAAAGCTATTCAACTCATGCGGCGGGCCTTGGTCATCTTTGCTTCGGCTGTCCTGCTTCGACGCCTTTTTCAGTTGGTTGATGCGTTCACCCAACTGTCCAACCGTCTGCGGCTTGTTACGACGGGCATGAGCGAACTACGCTCTGTCACCGAAGCCGTCCTAGATATCTCGAACCGAACACGCACAGCGTTCGACGCGAACGCGGAAGTCTTCACGCGCGTCGCGTTGTCCGTGCGTGAGATCGGCGCGTCGCAAGGTGACACACTGACGTTCCTTGAGAACCTGAACAAAGCGATCATCGTCTCGGGTGCAACGGCGACTGAAGCATCCGCCGGCATCATCCAGTTGACCCAGGGTCTCGCGTCCGACCGGTTGAGCGGCGATGAGCTTCGCTCGGTGCTCGAGCAGCTGCCTCGCGTTGCCCAGTTGATCGCCGACTCGATGGAAGTCGGCCGCGGCAAGCTGCGCGAGCTCGGCGAAGAGGGTCAGCTGACTGGCAAGGTTCTCTTTGATGCGATCCTCAACGCCACGGAAGAACTGGACGAAGAGTTCAGCCAGGTCGAGAAGACCATTGGGCAGTCGTTCACGGTCCTGCGCAACAACCTCATTGCCGTCGTCGGTGACGTCAACCGACTGATCCCGCTGTCCCAAGCACTGTCTACCTCGATCCTCATCTTGGCCAACTCGCTTCGGGCGCTTGCGTTCGGTGCGTTGGCTACCGGCATCGTCGCGGTGTCCCTTAGCTTTAACTTGTTGCTCGCCCGTGCCAAGGGGCTGTCCCGCGTGCTAGACGTCCTGTTGATTCGTAGCTTGGTCCGACTACGTGTGTCGTTCAAGGGGATGAACGCGAGCATGGTGAAGAGCATCGCACTGTCTCACCGGCTTGGCCGGACGGGACTGCTTCCGCTTACCACGGCGTTCGCCGCGGTAGGCAAGGCGATCAGCACTCTGAATCGGGTACTGCTCACGAACATCAGCATCACCAACACGGCGACGGCAGCCACGGCGATCTACGCGGGGACGCTTAACGTTCTCAAGGTTTCGGCCCGGAAGGCATCCGTCGCCGTGTTGTTCTTGAACAAAACCATCAAAGCCAACCCGTTCGTCTTCATCGCCGCGGCCATTGTCGGGGTCGTCGCGTTCCTGTTCAAGTTCCGCCGGGAGATCAAGCTCGGCGGGTCCGGCCTCGCCACCCTGGGCGACTTGGCCAAGGTCGCGTTCGACAACATCAAGGAAAGCCTGCGTTTTATCAAAAAGACGGTCGAAGACTTATTCCCCGCGTTCGACAACATCAAAAAGACGGTCGAAGACTTATTCCCCGCGGTCAACCTCAGCTTGGAAGGGCTCCTCAACTTCATCGGCATCGTGATCCGAGACGCCGTACTGCTGGTCGGCCTCGCTGTCGACGCGGTCTCTGGCACCTTCGTTGGTTTGTACCAAGGCATCGTTGCCGTGTTCACCAGCCTACCTGATGTGCTGGGCGACCTTTTCTTCCAAGCATTGAACGAAAGCATTGGCGGGTTTGAAGAATTCTTGAACAAACTGATCAATTCGACAAATAAGGTTGGTGAACTGCTGCGACAACCTATCGAGACGTTGGTGAACTTTATGATCGTCGGCTTCAACGGAGCAGGTAATACCATCGCAGGCGCGATTAACTTCATCACCACCAGCATCAACACGGTCATTGATAACGCGGTCATCGGTATGAACGTGTTGATCCGCGGCGTCAACAAAGTCGCTAAATTCCTTGGGCGAAGTGGCCTCGACGAATTGGGCTCATCACCGATTGATAAGGTCGAGTTCGAGGACATTGGGCCCGTCAGTCTTAAACCTGACGACCTGACCATCGACCCAGCAGACATTGACCGGCTGACCAACCCGTTCGAGGGTGCAGGCTCCGACGCGGCCACGGCGTTTACTGATGCGTTTACGGAGGGGATGGCAAGCCAACACCACGCCATGGACGCGGCGCTGGCTCTACTGGACCAAGCGAATAATAACGCATTGCAGCGACAACGTGAGGCGAGCAAAGAGCGAGCCGCCCAATTGCTGGCCGACATCCTTGCGCGGGAAAAATCGTTCCAAGATCAGTTCAACCTGATCAACCAAGAGATTGAACTGCTACGCAAAGGGTCTGAAGAGCGTGAGTACCAGAACCATCTCAACAAGATCAAGAACGACCTGATCGAAGAGGGTATCGACCTGACAGCCGACGAAAGTGTCGAGCTTCTCAAACAACTGGAAGCTCGACTGCGGCAACTCAAAATCGTGGAAGCTGTTGCTGCCGCGCTTGATGAGGTCCGCGGCATCAGTCTCAACCTTGTTGCTGTGCAGGCTGAACTCAATGCCCAAGTGGCCCTGGGTCTGATTACGGTCGAGCAGTCCACGCGCGCGTACGTGATGCTGAGCGACGCCGTAGCTGAGAGCCAGGTCACCAAGAAGAAGGTGATCGATGAGGCGGTCGAGGGTATCAATAAAGAGATCGCACTACTGCGACTGTCGGGCAGTATCCGAAACGAAACCGACCAAGCTCAGCAGGCC